GTTATGGTTAGTCATATAAGAAGGACGGATGGTAAACCAGCAGAAGAGGGAGGAGATGTAAACCTACAAAGTTTGAGAGGATCGAGTTCCATAGCCCAGCTAAGTGACCTCGTAATTTGTGGTATCAGATCACAACAAGCCTCAGAAAAATCAAACGAACTGGAGTTAAAAGTATTAAAGAACCGCCATAGTGGTTGCTTGGGTAAGGCCGACAAGCTTGAATACAACGAAACTACTGGCAGATTATCAGCACCCCTATCACAATTCACATGACTTTATTAATTGATGCCGATTGGCTATGTTACAACTGCTGCTATGCGGTAGAGAATGACGACAGGTTTGATGATAACTTGCACGTTCTATACTCTCGCCCAAGCTGGGCCTTAGATCTTATCGAGACATACATACAAAGATACAAACAGGTATCAGAAGATGAAGGCGAAGTTCTTATGTGCTTTACTTCTTACCCTACATTTAGGCATGACTTGTATCAAGAGTACAAAGCTAATCGTAAGAGCAGAAGAAAACCACTAGCACTTAAGGCTGTTATGGATGCATTGACTAATAGATATAGATGTATAAGGTACGATGGACTCGAAGGCGATGATGTACTTGGCATCTTAGCCACGAGCAAAGAGTTAGATGATCCTATTATTGTTAGTCCAGATAAAGATATGAGAACTATACCCTGTAAGTTATTAGCTGGAGAAGATTTAGAACTAATAACTAGAAGACAAGCAGATAGAAACTGGATGGCTCAAGCATTAACAGGAGATACAACAGATAACTACAAAGGTTTAGCTGGGGTGGGTGCAGTAACAGCTAACAAAATACTAGGAGATACTAAAGAGTTACCTGATATGTGGGAGGTAGTCGTTAAAGAATATGAAAAGAAACAAGGTGGATACAAGGAAGCATTGCTTACCGCTAGGCTTGCAAGAATATTAAGATCAGGAGATTACAATACCAAGACAGGTAAGGTAAAACTATGGAAACCTTAGTCAATATCTAATGGACTTTTCTTCTTAGGAAATCCAGCTTGCATATTCTTGTATGCTTTATCAGAGATAGTACTTTTACTTTTACTCCTACTTGTACCAGCTTTCTTTCTCTTGTTGATGTTGTAATACAATCCTTTCTTAGCCATAGTAAGTACAGTAATATAAATATAAATTAGCATTACTCATGGCAGTTGACGACCCATTTCCACCCATAGAAGAACCATTAATTAATAGATTAAAAGAGATGATACCAGAAAAATGTCCTGATCTTGACGAAAGAGATAGGGAGATATGGTATTACGCTGGTCAAAGAAGCATGGTAAAAATGCTGGAATCAGTTTACAATGAGCAAAACAACATCACTAAGGAGTAGCTATGTGCGGAGGAGGAGGCAAACCGCCAGATAGGACTGACGAAATGCTCGCTGTACAACGTGAGCAAATTGCTGAACAGAAAAAACAGTACGAAGAAACTCGTGCTGATAACTTAGCTCGACAAGAAGAGCAGAAGAAGATAGCAACTGCACCATCCGCACCGCCTCCATCTGCTACAGCACAAGCTCCAGCAGCAGCACTTGAACTACCAAGTGGTAGTCTAGGTTTAGGGGGAGCAGAACAACGTAGAGGCTATGGACGTAGACGTTTAAGAACAGACTTAAAGAAAGGATCTGGTTTACAAATTCCTTAATTAAATGAACAATAACGAAGTCACTCTGACCAGTAACGTGGATCAGAATAACTCCTACAAATCTGACATGGATCAGAAGAAAGGAGTTACTGTTGCGTCTAAGTACCAACAAGCTAAGACTACTCGTGCTCCTTACGGAGACAGAGCAAGGTCTAATGCTAAAGTAACTATTCCTTTTTTATATCCAGAAGATACATACGGAGATCGTGGCAAGATAGCTCAACCTCATCAAAGTATGGGTGCTCGTGGTGTTTTAAATATTGCAAACAAGCTTGGTATAAATTTATTCCCTATCAATACTGGCTTCTTTAAACTTGAGATAGATGGGCTGGCAATGATAGTTGCTGAACAAGGCCCAGAAGTAAAGACACAATTAGATACAGCCTTAGTAAAAGTAGAACAGCAAGTACATAACATGCTGGAAACTATGTCGTTCAGAGCCTCAATGCATGAAGCATTTGAACAGTTGATAGTTGCAGGGAATGTATTGTTGTATGTAAATCCAGTTGGTATAAGAGTTATTCATCTTGAAAACTATACAGTTCAACGTGACCCTATGGGTAACATAAGCGAGATAATAATAGAAGAAGAAGTTAGTCCTACTGTGTTACCAGAAGGTTTCCTACCTAAAGATTTACAAGGCAAGGATACATACAGCAAAGAAAAAACTATCAAGATATATACATGTGTTAAATATAAAGATGGTAAATGTATCTGGTATCAAGAAGTAAAAGGTAAGCCAGTACCTAATACATATGGCATGTCTCCCGCTGATTGTTCTCCCTTCATTCCATTACGCTGGACACAAATTGAATCAGAAGATTACGGACGTAGTTTTATTGAGCAATGGTATGGCGACCTTACTGCATTAGAAAATTTATACCAAAGTATATTGGAAGCTAGTGCAATGCTTAGTAAGGTATTGTTCATGGTATCTCCCGCTGGTACTACAAGACCACGCACTTTAGTTAATGCAGAGAATGGGGCAGTCATACAAGGTAGTGCTAATGACGTAACAGTTTTACAGGCACAAGGTAAGTTAAATGATTTATCTTTAGCTAACAATACTATCGACAGAATAGAGAACAGACTATCGTTTGCGTTCCTTCTTAATAGTGCAGTACAACGTCCAGCAGAAAGAGTAACAGCAGAAGAGATAAGATATAGTAGCCAAGAGTTAGAAGCCTCATTGGGTGGACTGTACTCACAACTAACGCAAGAACTCCAGCTACCTCTAGTCAAACGATTAGTATTTATATTGCAAAAAACAAATAAAGTTCCTGACTTTCCAAGAGGAGAAGACGGAGAAAGTTTAATACATCCTAAACCTATTACTGGTATGGAAGCTATAGGTAGAGGAGATGATAGGAATAAACTATTAGAATTTATCGAGGCATCAAGAAATGCTTTAGGCCCAGAGGTATTAGTACAATATATAAACATGGAAGAAGCATTAAGAAGGTTAGCAGCAAGTAGTTCTATTGATACGACCAACCTAGTTAAGACTCCAGAGCAGCTACAACAAGAAGCAGATGATCTAGCTAAAGCAAATGAAAGGATGCAAGAACAAGAGATGATGGGTAAGATGATACAAAGCCCAGCAGCAGGGAAACTTGCTGACAACTTTACTAAACAAGGATCACCCTATGGCCCTCAATTCCAAGAAGGAGGAGAAATCCCCTCAGATGGAGAAAACCTCCAAGTTCCAAACCTCGATGCAAGTGGACTCCCAGCCACCAGTTGACAATGGCCCTAAAGAAATAACTATTACACCAGAAATGGTAGAAAAATTTAAAAGGAATTAACTTATGCCTGATCCAATTACAATCACACAAGACGCTACTCCACCAGTAGCAGAAGAAGTAGTTGCTAATCTTGAAGCAGAAGCAGCCGAACTACAGAAAGAAGGCAGCTTACCTAAAGAAGAACAACTGATTGGAGGAGAGTTTCAATCACAAGAAGATTTGCTTGCAGCTTATAACGAACTCAAAGCACAAAGCGAACAGTCTACTCCAGAACCAGTTGGTACAGCCCAAGAGATTTATGGAGAAGCAGTTGGTAATTTACTTGAACAAGGTAATGTTGACTACGCTTCTATGAATGAGTACTGGCAACAGAAGGGAGAGATAACTGACGCTCACTATAAAGAACTAGAACAAGCTGGCTTTCCTAGATCTATAGTTGACGCTCATCTTGGCGGGTTGCGTGGCGAAGCTGCTGCAACAGAGAAAGATGTTATGGCTATTCGTGACAGCTATGGTGCAGATAACTTTGCCAACATGCAGCAATGGGCTAGTCAAAACTTAACTGATGCAGAGAAAGCAGCGTACTCTTCTGGCATTAACAGTACAAACATAGAGCAGATTAAGTTAACTGTTGCTGGTTTGCATGCGAGGTATGTTGCAAACGTAGGTCAAGAACCTAATCTATTATCTGGTCGTCCTTCATCTGGAGGTGCTGATAAGTTCGAGAGTACTGCTCAGTTAGAAGACGCAATGAATGATCCTCAGTACAGAAAAGATCCAGCTTTTAGAGCAAGAGTAGAAGAGAAGCTAGGTAGATCCAGTATCTTTTAATCTTCCTGTCTATCTTTTAAGATTGCCTGTATTTCAGTAAACCTAGTTTTACATTGGTTCATAACATCTTGTGCTTGG